GACACGCCTGGCCTTTTGCCGGTGCCGGTTCTCGGCCCCGTGTTTGACGATCTCAACTACATCCGCCCTGTAGTTGCAGCCGTCGGCGCTCGAGCAATGCCAGACGGCGGTAGCCAAAAGACGTTTATCCGCCCAACGTGGACGACGCACCCGTCGGTTGCTGCACAGACACCGGAACTGAACCCTGTGTCGGCCACCACGCCAGTCATTGCCTCAAACGTCGTCACCAAGACCACGCTTGCTGGTCAGGTCACTTTGTCGGTGCAGGACATTGATTTCACCAGCCCTGGTGCAATGGAAATTATCCTGCGCGACCTTGTTGGCCAATACATGCTGGCCAGCGACGACATCGCGGCCGATGCCATCACCAACGGTGCATCAGCATCCGGTTCAACCTGGACAGTTACGGCCAACGACCCATCATCGCTCATCAGCGCGTTGTACGACGCAGCCACCGACATCCTCACCGCCACAAACTTCCTGCCCGATCACCTGTTTGTGTCTCCCGATGTGTGGCGCAAACTCGGTTCACAGCTTGACGTAGACAAGCGCCCAATCTTCCCGTACGCAGGCGCGGCGGGCCTCATGGGTGTCAACGGCATCGGCCAGGCAAACATCACCGTGGCAAACACGTTCAACCCGTTTGGCCTCAATCTTGTCGCCGACCGCAATTTTGCCAATGGCTCGTTGTTCGTCGCTCGAGGCACCGCCATCGAGTTCTACGAGCAAGTCAAGGGCATCATGTCGGTTGAAGTGCCGTCAACCCTTGGCCGCACGTTCAGCTACTACGGCTACGTCGCAACATTCATCGCCGACAGCGACCAGGTCAAGTACATCGTCGTCAACTGACCCGAATAGCAAGGTCGGGTCATGTCGAAGATTGCCTAATTAGGAAAGGCGGCGGCCGTGGCCGTTTACACAGTCATAGCGCATCAACGCCTCGACGATTACGCGGTCGTACAAACGCTTACAGACACACCCATAGAGCCTGGTCAGTCAATCACATTGGCTGGCCTTGGCCATGGGCTAAACGGCACACACACCGTCCTGTTCTGCCCGCAATACGCGTTCATCGGCATTGAAACAAACGATGGCGAGTGGCTGTACGACGCAAACGTGCCACGCGCTAACCAAGTGCTGTTCTACGACGCAGGCGATGACCTTGAATGGTCAACAGCAGTACCAACCGGCACGTTGACTTGGACACAAACCTGCACCTGGATTACCGGCACCAACATCAGCGACTACCTGCAAATCCCGCTAACCAGCGCCGGTGCAGCAACACTGTTGACACAGTGCGCAGCCGCAGCCAACGCGTTTGCGTACCGTCGCCGTGTTGAAGCGGGCTACCTCGAGGACAGCCTTACCACCAGCCCTGGCGGCGACGTCACCCTCGGCACAATCATGGTTGGTGCCGCGTACTTCCGTCAGCAAGGCTCATTCACCAGCCTCGCATCATTTGACGGCATGGGCGCACCACCAAGCACCGGCCTCAGCCCCATGGTGATGCAGCTGTTAGGTATTAACCGCCCACAGGTCGCCTAATGACCTACACCGACCTTTTTAACGAGGCAATCGACGATTTGCGCACCACCCTGGCAACCATCAGCGGCCTGCCAGTAGCCATCGACCCGCGCCACATAACCACCAGCTGCGTGTTCATTGACGCACCCACATTTGACGCCTGGAACTACAACATCGTGCGCCTTGACTTCCCCGTGAAAGTGATTGGCAGCGGCCCTGGCAACCTTGACGCGCTGCGCGACATCCTCGGCATCGTCGCCAAAGTGCTAGCCAAAAACGTTGCCGTGAAATCAGGCCAACCAACCGTGGTGTCAATCGGCGGCCAGGACTACCCCGCTTATGACATACTCATCAGCATGCAGGCACAAACAGCATGAAGTACCGCGTCGTATCCCCACGCGTCGGCACACCAGGCGAAACATACGAGCCTGCAGCATGGGTCAACCTTGGCGTATTGCTCGACGGCGGTTTCATTGAACCAGTCGACAAGAAACCTGCACCTGACAAGCCTGCAAAGGCTAAAGTATCCAAAAAAGCGGCACCCGACGCCACCAGCGCCCAGGAGTAGCCCATGGCAACCAGCACCTACCTGTCAAACCCAGTCGTGACCGTCAACAGCGTCGATTTGTCCGACCAATGCACTGCGGCCACATTCACGCACCGTTTCGATCAGCTTGAGTCGACCGCGTTTGGTGACACAGCCCGCAAGTACGTTGCAGGCCTCGGCAACCACGAAGTCACCTTGTCGCTGTACATGTCATACGCGGCGACCGAAACCTACGCCACGCTTGCATCGCTGGTTGGCACCACGACCACGGTGCGCGTACAGCCAGCAGCACCGCCTGACAGCGCCACAAACCCTGGTTTTATCCTTACCGGCGCGTTTCTTGCTGAACTGCCAGTCATCAACGCCACCATGGGCGAACTGTCCACCGTCGACGTGACCTTCGTGGGCGGCACATACTCGGTCGATACAACCGTCTAGACATAGGAGTCCCGACATGCAAATAACTATCCGCGTCGACCTTGGTGCCGACACGCACGAAGTCAGCACAAACCTGTGGGTGGTAACCCAATGGGAACGCAAATTTCGGCGCAAAGCCAGCGATCTAGCTCAAGGCATCGGCGTTGAGGACTTGGCGTACCTGGCGTACGAGGCTTGCAAGGTTCACGGCATCACGGTTCCAGCCGCGTTTGACGACTTCATCAAGAAGCTGCACAGCATTGACGTTGTAAGCCAAGAGCCTGAAAACCCTACCGAAGCGGCACCTACCGGCGACAACTAGCAGAACTGTTAGTCACAACCGGCTGGTGGCCGCCTGAAGTAGAATTCACCACAGCAGACCTGGCCACCGTGGCCACCGTCATGAAAGAGCAACGGCGGCGCTTATGACAGCCACAGTCAAAACAGAGGTTGTGGGCGCTAAAGAAGCCGTCAAAAGCCTGCGCAAAATCGACCCCGAACTGCGCAAGCAATTCAACCGTGACGTCAAAACGATTGCCGCACCTGTCGTCGACGCGGCTCGAGGCGCTTACCCTGACATGCCATTGTCGGGAATGTCGCGTATTTGGTCGGCCGGTAGCCGCCAACTATTGCCCTGGTCAGCATCCAAAGCTCGATCAGGGGTGCAGGTCAAAATCGACACCAGCAAACGCGCCGTTTCCGTCATCCGCATCCAGCAGAAAGACGCGGCGGCCAGCATTTTTGAGCTTGCAGGCAAACAAGGCACCAATCCAAAAGGCCGCGCATTTATTGACAATCTCGAAGCGCGTTTTGGTCGTGCGCAACGTGTCCTGTGGCCGACGTATGAACGGAACAGCGCCGAAGTAACTAGCCGTATGCGTGACACCGTGTTGGCCGCGTCGCGTGAAGTGCAAAAGGAACTGAACTAATGGCTATCTCAATTCCCATTATTAGCGAGTTTGACGGCAAAGGCATTGACAAAGCCGTTAAGCAATTCAAGCAATTGGAAACCACGGGGCAAAAAGCACAATTTGCGCTAAAGAAAGCCGCTATTCCGGCAGCGGCCGCGTTTGCTGGTTTAACTGCGGTGCTTGGCGACAGCATTAAAGCCGCCACCGAGGATGCCGAAGCCCAAGCCTTGTTAGCGCGTCAGCTGCGAGCATCAGCCCTAGCGAGCGACGCCACAATTCGCGCTACTGAGGATTTCATCAGCAAGACGTCAATGGCCGCCGCTGTTGCCGACGATCAACTGCGACCAGCCCTAGCCAAACTTGTGACAGCCACCGGCGAGGTGTCCTACTCGCAAGATTTGCTCAATGTCGCGCTCGACGTATCGGCGGCCACAGGCAAAGACCTGACCACGGTGTCCGACGCACTTGCCAAGGGCTACGCGGGCAACACCAAAGCCCTAGGCGCCCTGTCGCCAGAACTTAAAGCCGCAATCAAAGACGGCGCCGAATTCAGCGACGTTCTGCAAATTCTTGACATGAACTTCAAGGGTGCAGCCGAAACCGCGGCCAATACCGCGGCCGGTGGCATGCGCCGCTTGTCGATCAGCATCGGTGAGGCTAAAGAGTCACTAGGCGCTGCGTTTCTGCCGGTGCTCGAGGCGGCCCTGCCAAAATTGCAAATGTTTGCTAATTGGGCAATGGAAAACCCCGAGTTACTGCGCAACGTGGCGCTCGGCATCGGTGGCATCACCGTCGCGACACTTGCCTTAAACGCCGCAATGGCCGCTAACCCGTATGTGCTAATTGCTGGCGGCATTGTTGCGGTAGCCATCGCATTTGAGCGCCTTGGCACCGCATACCGTAATGCGACCGGCGCGGTGAAATTCCTGCTCGGCATTGCCAATGTCGGTGCAGGCATCGCCATGCCAGGTTTTTTAGGTCGCGCTATTGACAACCTGTTTGGCGGTGGCGGCGGTGCTGGTTCTGTGCCTCGACGCGGCCTACCAGTACCGGCAATGGCTAACGGCGGCATCGTCACCGGCCCCACATTGGCACTTATTGGTGAGGCTGGCCCCGAGGCGGTTGTGCCGCTAGATCGAGCCGGTGGCATGGGTGGCGTCACTATCAACGTTAATGGTGGCGACCCCGAAGCCGTGGTCAACGCGCTGCGCCGCTACATGAACCGTTACGGCAACATACCCATCCGCACCGTCGCCCCATAGCCATGCCCGCATCGTACACAGGTCAATACACCGTCACATTCGGCAGCACCGACGTAACAAGCCAAGTGATTAACGTCAATGTGCGCATCGGCAG